TCAACTAGACCGTGAAGTTGCTTCTATGGCTAAGGAAAAGGTTTCTGCCTTTACACCTGAGCAGGGCGCTGCACTGTCTAACTTGGTAACAAGCAATTCTGGTGCAATGACTTATAAAGAAATCGCTGAACGCTTNGCGCAAGGTACTTTCACTGCTAAGCAAATTCAAGGCAAATTACTTGCTTTAGAATTGACTGGCAATGTTAAGCCAGCTGAAAAAGTTGAAGCTGCTCGTACATATACAGAGCAAGAAGAAGCCACATTTATCAAAATGGCTCAAGCAGGTAAATATATTGAAGAAATTGCTGTTGCCTTAGGTAAGAGCATCCCTTCAGTGCGTGGTAAAGCTCTCAGCTTGACACGTAAGGGTCAAATTGATCGTATCCCTGCACAAAAAGATAGCCATGCTAAAAACGTTATTGATCCAGTGCAAGCATTGGGCAACGATATCGTTAGCATGACAGTTGCTGAAATTGCTAAAGCTGTTGATAAGACAGAACGTGGTCTTAAGACCCTTCTTACTCGCCGTGGTATTTCCGTTAAGGATTATGATGGTGCAGCTAAGAAAGCCAAAGCCGAAGCTAAAGCAGCTTAATTGTAACACTTAAAGTTACTTAAAGGCCAGGAGTTATTTTTAGCTCTTGGCCTTTTTTATTTGTACTATGAAAATCACAATTACATACCACGATACAGATTCCTTCACTGCAGAAGAAGTAGTTAAGCAAGCTGAACATAACTATGGTAAGTCTATTAAAGTGGATATTACACCTGAGTCTAATAAGCCTCATGATTTAATATACTTTGGACTACAACAAATCATAACACACCAACAACTGGGACTTCTCTTTGACGATAAGTTTGGTTACCAGGCAAGTATTCAAAAATTACGCAATGAAACTCTATATAAATTACAAGAAATTTTAGACCAAGTAATTATTGACAACGAAAGTAAGGTAGAGTAAATGGATATTAGCGCAGTTGTCATTAATAAACTACTAACAGAAAAGAATTTAGATGTTTGGAGCAAATTAAAGCTCGCGTTTCTTGACCCTGCCTACTCCTCGGTATATAGTTTAATTACTAGATACTATGACAAGTATAGTACTATACCATCGTTCGATGATCTAGACGCTATTGCTAGAGAGGGGTTGGCACAAAAAACGCTAGCAACTCTTCGTCTTATTGATGAGACTGAAATTACTGCTGAAGTGGCATTAGATGCCCTTATAGATCAGTATACCCAAAATCAAGCTATTGCTTTATTGGATAAATTTATTGATAAATTACCAGTATACGATAGTACAGAAATAAAAGATAATTTAGCGAGTATAGTACTAACCTTAGATGAAAAAACTCTAACAACAGAGGGTGTGTATACCATGAACGATATCATGGTATTTGTTCGCCCTGATGAACTAGCTAAAAATCGTGTACACTTAGGATTGAATAATACTTTTGATTCTGTACTAGGTGGTGTAGCTAGACAAGAACTAATATTAATTGGTGGTAAGCGTGGCTCTGGTAAGTCTATTACTTGTAGTAATATTATGATTAACCAATATGAAGCGGGTAATGCTTGCATCTATTTTACTATTGAGATGGAAGCTCACGAGACACTACAACGCAACATGAGTATCTTAGCTAATGTTAATCACCAAAATCTTAAGAACAATACTTTAACTGATATTGAACTATTAAAAGTAGTAAAAGCTCGTGCAAATATGTACGAAGACTCTGACAAATTAGTAATGGATTTTCTTAAAGATAAAGATCAATATAAGTTTGAAGAAACCTTAGTAAGAGAATGTAGTCTTAAAGAACATAATCAAATGGTAATTATTGATGATAGGGCATTGACCCTAAGTTCGATAGATTTACACCTTGGAAAAATGAAATCCCGTTTTGGAGATAAGTTTGCGGTTGCCGTCATTGATTACTTAAATCAAATTGTAGTAGAGGGAGCTAGTCAATTCGATTGGCAACCACAAATTATTATCTCTAAGAAACTAAAAGAGATGGCACGTAAATATGACATCGTAATGGTTAGCCCATATCAAATTGATAATAGTGGTGAAACTCGATTTGCTAAAGGTATTCTAGATGCAGCAGATATTGCCTTGCTTATGGAAGCTAATACCAAGGAAGATGCCGCAATGAGTTTTGAAACCACAAAAATTCGTGGCGCTAAAGAAATGAAATTTACTAGCGGTATGGATTGGGAAAGTTTACGAATTAGTCCTATATCTATTGAAAAACCAACCCAACCAGAAGATAAACCTAAAAAGATTAAGCGAGCAGGTAAGGTAGAAGAACCTGCTGCTGATCTACCTTGGGATACATAATGAGCGACCCAGTACTAGAATTACTTAAAGATAAAGGTGTTGCTTTTTCTGTGTCTGGTAGAGACTATGTTACTAAATGTTTTAATCCTGACCACAACGACTCTAACCCTAGTTTTAGAATTGATAGAGGTACAGGAATAGCGCACTGTTTCTCTTGTGGCTTTAAAACAAATATATTTAAATATTATGGTTTATTAACTAATAATGTTTCAGTTAGAGTAGCCAAACTAAAAGAGAAACTTAATACTTTAAAAGAATCAACAAATGGTTTAGAGCCCTTAGACGGAGCTAAACCAATTAATCGTTCATTTAGAAATATATCTACACAGACATTAAAACACTTTAAAGCGTTTGAAACCGATCAAGTAGAAAAAATGATTGATAGAATTGTTTTCCCAATAACTGACGTTAGAGGAAAAACAATGTGCTATGTTGGAAGACATAGTATGTCAAATGGAAACCCTAGATATGTGAACTATCCTAGCGGCGCTTCTATTCCATTATTCCCAGCAAAATTTCAAGAAAAGCACAAAACCATTGTTCTAGTAGAAGGCATATTTGATATGCTTAATTGTTATGACAAAGGTTTAAAAAATACTGTATGTACTTTTGGTACAAGCAAATTACTAAACGAAACTAAAGAAAAAATGTTGAGTTATAAAGTTATGGGTATTGAAAAAGTATTCATTCTTTATGACGGAGACGAAGCAGGTAGAGAAGCCGCTAAAAAGATTAAACCTTTAATCGAAGAGGCCGGATTCTTAACCGAAATTATTGATTTACCAGAGGGACAAGATCCTGGTGTAATCACGCAAGAGGATGTAAACTCTTTAATAGAATATACAAAAATATGAAAAAAATTGCAATTATAGACAAAGCACCAAGTAAAAATAATTATAGTAATTATTTTAATTTTGATTTTGATCTCTATCATATGAGTTCAGTACCAATTACTAAGTTACTTAAAAAAGATGTAGACTTAGAAGTTAGTTTAGATGAGTATGACATGGTAGTTCTAGTAGGCTCTGAAGCCGCAAAAGAATATGCAAAGATTAGTTCAGTAACTAATTATGCAGGACAGTTAATGCATGACAAATTTGTATGCATTACAAATCCAGCAATGCTACACTTTAAGCCAGAAGGAAAACCAGACTTCCAGAGATCAGTTGACCGTATTCATAAGTATGTTGAGGGTAGTATTAGTAACGCCAGTATTACAGGTGATTACTTAGGTATCGTTGATACAAAGCAAGCAGTAAAATTTCTAACAGAAGTTTTAGAAAATGCTCAAGGCTATGTAGCAATGGATACAGAAACTACTGCTCTATACCCAAGAGACGGATATGTGCTAGGTCTATCCATTAGTTATAAGGATAAACACGGTGCTTACATATCTACTGATTGTCTTGATAGTGTATGTACTGATCTCTTAGAAGAGATCGTTAAAAAGTACGATATAGTTTTTCACAATATGAAATTTGACATTAAAATGATCGAATATCATATTGGTCTTAAATTTAATAGAGATAGGGTACATGACACAATGTTAATGCACTATGCTCTAGATGAAAATGATAGTCACGGATTAAAACAACTAGCTCTAAAGTATACAGAGTATGGTGACTATGACTCTGAACTAGATGACTTTAAAAAGACATACTGTTCAAGTAAAAGTATGCTACTTGAAGATTTTACCTATGATCTTATTCCGTTTGATGTAATATCAAAGTATGCTGCTATTGATACAGCAGTAACAATTACTCTATTTAATAAGTTCTGGCCTAATCTTCAAAATAATCTTAAAATTCTATCAGTGTATAAAACAATTTTAATTCCTGGCACCTTATTCCTTATGGATATGGAAGAAGTAGGAATCCCTATTGATAGAGAAAGAATGACAGCGGCTGAAGGCTTTTTAGATACACAAATTGCTGAGGCTAAACAAGCTGTTTATGGTTTTGAACACGTTAAACAATTCGAAGCAGATGCTGGGATTATATTTAACCCAAACTCAGTACAACAGTTACGTAAAGTATTGTTTGACTATGTTAAACTTACTCCTACAGGAAAGAAAACAGGCACTGGAGCAATATCTACAGATGCCGAGGTATTAGAAGAGCTATCAGAAGAACACCCCCTTCCTGCTGCTATTTTAAAAGTACGTCAGCTTGGAAAGATTAAGAATACTTATATTAGTAAGATTTTACCGGAACTTGATAAAGATGAACGAATTCGTACAAACTTTAATCTTATTTTTACCACTAGCGGGCGTTTGTCTAGTAGTGGCAAGTTTAATGCTCAGCAAATACCTAGAGATAATCCAATCATTAAAGGGTGTATTAAAGCACCTAAAGGATATAAAATAGTATCTCAAGATTTGACTACTGCTGAAATGTATTACGCAGCAGTATTAAGTAATGATAAAAATCTGCAACAAGTTTTTACTAGCGGTGGCGACTTTCACTCAACTATTGCTAAAATGGTGTTTGATCTAACTTGTGAAGTTGATGATGTTAAGAATAAGTTTGGTTCTATGCGTCAATCTGCTAAAGCAATTTCTTTTGGTATTCTGTATGGTTCTGGACCNCAGAAAGTATCAGATACAGTATCTAAATCAACTGGAGAATATTATGGTATCGATAGAGCAAAACAAGATATTAAGTCCTACTTTGATAAGTTTAACAAACTCAAAGGTTGGCTTAAGTCGCGCAAAGAATTTATTGAAGCTAATGGTTATACTTATAGTTTCTTTGGTAGGAAGCGTCGTCTTATCAATGTGTTTTCCTCTGATAAAGGAATTGCGGCGCACGAAGTTAGAAGTGGTATTAACGCAGAAATACAATCCCTAGCCTCAGACATGAATCTATTTGGGGCTATGGATACTATCAGTGAAATTAAATCTAAAAATATAGATGCACAAATATTTATGTTGGTTCATGACTCAATAGTAGCTTTAGTTAAAGACGAATGTGTAGAAGAATATTGCGAAATCTTAAAAAGAAATACTCAAAAAGATCGCGGATGCTCAATTAAAGGACACCCTATTGGAGTAGATCAAGAAATAGGTCAGGATTACAGCTTTGGAAAATTCGATAAACAGTATCTCATTGAAGGAACTAGCTTATCCAATATTTAAACTAGGTTTAAATAAACCGGAAACTGTTGATGGGGTAATATTTTACTTATATCAATATGTTTCCGATGAGCAGGAACAAGTTAGTAAATTAAAAATAGTAGATGATCTAAATATTAAAAAAGATACTTTATCCTTACGCAGACTTAAATTAAAATCAGAAAATATTGATTTATTTAAAATAAGTAAAGCAATTTACTTTTTAGGTGATTTAATAAAATTATCTACACCACATACTTGGTTTATAGATTCCAAAGGTGTAATATTTAAATATATAAAAAGCACTAAAGCTGAATTAACTTTTCATAAAGTTATACAAGTAATACCAATTAAAACTGGTGGTGCTATAATAGAAGTAGAAAATATAAGTACTAGATTTAAAGCCTTATATACTCCTGAAAGTGCTAATAGATATGCAGGCATTTTAAACTATGGAAAATCTTTAATTTTATATGGTTTTTATAGTCAGGAACACTCAAAAACTTGGAGAAGGATATAATGGCAAAAGCTATAATTTCAAATAAAATATATTTGGATGTTACGCCTGAGATAGCAAAAAAATTAATTAATAATCTTACTTATAAAATACGTAGAAATATTCCTGGTGTTAAAAACCATTTTGTACAATACGATATAATAAAAAACTATAAAGTACTTCCTAATAGTATTATGTCTATACCAGTTGGTAGAATTGATTTAATTCCTGAGAATTATGAAATTCAAGATAAAAGAATTATATGTGATCTTCCCTTCCCTGACCCTAAATTTCCACTAAGAGGAACACAACTTGACGTATTTAATGAAGTAGATGATACTTGCTTTATTAATGCTATGGTAGGTTGGGGTAAGACATTCACTGCCCTACATATTGCTAGGAAGCTAGGTCAAAAGACTTTGATTGTATGCCATAATACAATGCTTAGAGATCAGTGGGTAGAAGAAGTAGAAAAACTATTTGAAATGCCTGTAGGTGTAATTGGTTCAGGAGAGTTTGATATTGATCACTCTATAGTTGTAGGCAATATTCAAACNTTAACTAAGTTAGTGCCTAAAATTTGCAAAGAGTTTGGNACTGTTATAGTTGACGAAGCACACCACTGCCCCGCCAGTACTTTTACAACATTTATTGATGGTATGTATGCTAGATATAAAATAGGTCTTAGTGGTACTATGCAGCGTAAAGATGGCAAGCAAGTACTATTTAGAGACTTCTTTGGTAGTAAACTATATCAACCACCTCAAGAAAACACATTAACACCTACAGTTCAAATAGTAAAAACTGGAATTGCGCTGTCTCCTGGAGACACTTGGGTTAAGAAAATTAACAACTTACTATATGACACAGATTATCAAAGATTTATAGCTGCAGCAGCAAATCTTCAGATTGCTAAAGGTCATAAAGTGCTTATAGTTGCAGATAGGGTAGAGTTTTTACAACAAGTAGGAGAACTAATTGGTGAAACGTGTGTGTGCATTACTGGTGGAACAACCTATGAAGAAAGAGTCCTGCTCAAAGAACAAGTTGAATCAGGAAAAAAGAATTGCATTGCTGGAAGCCGACAAATCTTTGCAGAAGGTATATCNGTNAATATCCTTAGCTGTGTAATNTTAGCAGTACCTATCGCCAANGATGGTTTACTAGAACAAATTATTGGGCGAATAATGCGTCAGCATGAAAATAAATTATCGCCCTTAGTTCTAGATATGCAGTTTAGTGGGGTAAGCGATAGAAAACANAACAAAGACCGTATAGCATTTTATTTGCGAAAGGGATGGACTATATTAGGCTTGTAAAAAATACACTTGCAAATGTATTTAAACAGTGATATAATATATGTTCCAGCAGTAATTATGGCTCTATTCTTTAACCTAAAAACACTTGAAGAACAGTCAAACGGNGATGCGAGTAAATTTATGGCTATGCTAGAATATCATTATTCTAAAAAATTGCCATTAAAGTACTCTAGGTTTAAACCAAGCAAAATNCCTCTAACTGGTAGCTGTTTTATATTAAATCCAGCACCCCTATTTGCAGATAAGTCAACAGATATACTATTCAAAATTCAATATCTAAAACTAGCAGCTAGACGTGATTACAATTTATATAAACAGTACAAATATCGAGGATTAGAATTATCCTATTTCCCCGATATAAACATTGATCTAATTAAAAACAATCCGTTATTAATAATAACAGAAACAGAAATACTCTTTAAATACGAGGAAAATTAAAAATGGCATTAGCATTTACAGCAACTAAAGGTAAAGCAGTTAAAAAATCTTTTGACGCCTTTGAATACAAAGACGGAGAAAATACAATACGATTAATTGGGGGAATTTTACCTCGTTACGTTTATTGGTTAAAAGGTACTAACGGAAAGGATATTCCCGTTGAGTGTTTAGCTTTTGATCGTGATGCAGAAAAATTTAACAATAAAGAACATGATCATGTTCCTGAATATTTTTCTGATAAGAAGTGTTCTTGGTCTTACAGTGCTAACTGTATTGACTTAAAAGATGGGAAAGTAAAAATCCTTAATTTGAAAAAGAAATTATTTGAACAAATTTGTTCAGCTGCAGAAGATTTAGGCGATCCTACGGATACTGATACAGGGTGGGATGTTGTATTCAAACGTGTTAAGACCGGACCCTTGCCATTTAACGTAGAATATACTTTATCAGTATTACGTTGCAAGAAACGCCCACTTACTGACGAAGAAAAACAGGCGGCGACAGCTTCTGAAAGTATTGATATGAAATATCCACGTCAAACTGCAGAAGAAGTAAAAGCTACACTAGAACGTATTGTTACTGGAGCTGTACCGGAAGAAGATTCTGCTACAGACTCTGAAGCAGTTAGCGATTTAACAGCTTAATAATAAAGCCCCTAAGTATCACTAACTTAGGGGCTTTTTTGACTATAAATAATGAAAGTTTTATTCACAGCAGATATTCATATTAAATTAGGTCAAAAAAATGTTCCTGTAGAGTGGGCTAAAAATCGCTATGAACTGTTTATTAAACAGCTTAGAGATATTCAACAAGAATGTGACCTTTTAGTATTGGGCGGCGATATATTTGATCGTATGCCTACAATGGATGAGTTAGAAATATATTTTGATCTAATATCCTCCATTTCGATTCCTTGCATTATATATGCTGGCAATCACGAAGCTTTAAAGAAAGATACTACTTTCTTTACTAGTTTAAAGCGTAGTACACAGAGACTAAACAAAGATGTTACAGTAATAGATGATTTTTATTCTTTAGAAGATATGGATTTTATTCCGTATAATAAACTAAAAGATTTTGAAGCATCTCCACACATAAATCCTGGTAAGATATGTTTTACTCATGTTCGTGGGGAAATACCCCCGCACGTAAAACCTGAAATGGATCTAGAGCTGTTTGCCGACTACGATGTTGTTTTAGCAGGGGATTTACACAGTTATGAAAATTCTCAAAGAAACATTCTCTATCCTGGAAGTCCAGTCACTACTAGCTTTCATCGTCATAATGTGGCTACTGGAGTTATTATACTTGATACGGATAGTTTAGAACATGAGTGGCGAGAACTACAGCTACCACAACTTATTCGTAAAACTATCAAGGCAGGTGAACAAATGCCAGGTACTGACTACGATCATACCATATATGAAGTTGAAGGTGACATGAGTGAGCTGGGCGCCATGGAGGATAACACTCTAATAGATAAAAAAATAGTGCGAAGAGAAACAGACACTGCACTAATTTTAGATCCTAGTATGACTTTAGCAGCTGAGTTAAAAGAGTATTTATTGTACATCTTGCAACTACCAGATAATACTGTTGAAAGTATAGTACAAGTGTTAAATAACAATTTGGATAAGATTACTACAGAATGATTACATTTAAAGAAATTAGATGGGGTAATGCTTTTTCATATGGTATAGATAATACAATTAAATTAGATAGTGCACCACTTACACAAATAGTTGGTAAAAATGGACACGGTAAAAGTTCTATTGCACTTATCTTAGAAGAAGTATTATACAACCAAAACTCCAAAAAAATAAAAAAAGCAGATATATTAAATAGATATAGCTCTGATAAGTCTTATTCAATAGAACTAGACTTTAATAAAGATAATTCTGATTATACTATTAAAACTAATAGAAGTAGTGCTTCAACTACTATAAAGTTATATAAAGATGGTAAAGATATTAGTAGTCATACTAGTACTAATACATATAAACAGATAGAAGGTATAATCGGCTTTGATCATAAAACTTTTAGCCAAATTGTTTATCAGAGTAGTGTTTCTAGTTTAGAGTTTTTAACAGCAACAGATACTGCTAGAAAAAAGTTCTTAATAGAATTACTAAATCTATCGATATATACTAAGGCATCTGAAAGATTTAAAGAATTAGCATCAGATGCTAATAAACAAGTTGATGCTGTACAAGCCAAGCTATCTACAGTTAGGGCTTGGTTAACTAAGTATGAAAAAGAAGATCTAACTTTAAAAGAACTAGAAGAGGAACCTAGTGCTCCTAGCGAATTAGTATCAAAAACAACTTTATTAAAACATGAACTAACTAACATAGAGTCTACTAATAGAAAAATAGTTCAAAATAATACGTACAAACAAGTTTTATCAAAAATAGTAGTAGATGATCCTGTACCAGAAAAGGTAGATGATTCAGTATTGGCGGGTTTAAAAACTAAACTTGCAAACAAAGATTATCAGCTTAAAGAAGGTATTGCATTATCTAAAAAATGTTCTGGCCCTACTATTAAATGCCCTACCTGTTCTCAAGATATGGATAACAGTACGATGTTTAGCTTAGTAGAGCAGTTCAATGTAAATAAGGTAGGTCTTGAAGAAGATATTGTTAATATTAAAGCGCAAATAAAAACTTTAGATAGCAAAGTAGCAAACTATCAATCTTACCAGAAAAACTTTTCTGAGTGGGAAAAGTATTACGCTTTAATTGATAACGACCTCACTAGTGAAGTATTGGATAAGAACGAACTATCTAATAAAATTACTGAACTAGAAAAAGTTATTAATGAAATTAATAACGCAATTACCAAAGTACGTAATAANAATAAAACTGTTAATGAGCATAACTCAAAAGTAACAGTTATTNCTAGTCAAATGGCAGATATGCGTTCTGAGCTAGCAGAATATACAGCTGAGTTAGTTACACATACCTCAGAATTATCTAATTTACAGGTTTTAGTAAAAGCCTTCTCTACAACAGGGTTAGTAGCTTATAAAATAGAGTGTCTAGTTAAAGATCTGGAAACTCTTACCAATGAGTATTTAGCTGAGTTAGCAGATGGAAGATTTCAATTATCTTTTAAAATCGCTTCCTCAGATAAGTTAAATGTTGTTATTACAGATAATAGTCATGATGTAGATATCTTAGCTTTATCTAGTGGAGAACGTGCTCGTGTTAATGTAGCTACATTACTTGCTATTCGCAAACTAATGCAAACTTTATCTAACTCTAGAACTAATCTACTAATTCTAGATGAAACAGTAGAGAATCTAGATGCAGAAGGTAAAGAAAAGTTAATTGAAGTTCTCTTGAAAGAAGAAAACTTAAACACCTTCCTAATATCTCATGGATTCTCACATCCTTTGCTAGAAAAGTTGCAAGTAGTAAAACAACGAAATATATCAAGGATAGACAATGGTTGACCCTAGAGCTAAAGGTGCTAGAGCAGAGACTCTTATACGTGATCAATTACGTCAAGCAACAAGTCTAAAATGGGAAAGGGTGCCTGCATCAGGTGCTCTTGACCCTAGACACCAATTAAAGGGTGATCTATACGTGCCAGGTGAAAAGAATCTTTATTCAGTAGAGGTAAAACACTACGAAGAAGATCATTTAACAAGTGCTATTCTTAGTGGTAAAAGTCCTCAATTTTTTGAGTGGTGGTCACAAGCAGTAAGACAAGGTAAACAGGTTGATAAAACTCCTTTGCTTATATTTAAACATGATCGTTCAAAAGTATTCTGTGCATTTGAAGCTATGCCTACTTGTGATTATAGATATATATTTATAAATGCATTGGGTTATGAAGTCTATGTTTCCTTACTGGAAGACTTTGTGAAGTACGAGGATCCAAAATTTATCTCTTGACACATCTTGTCAATTTTGATATAATATTCACATGACAAAAACATTTGAACAAATAAACCACACTGACCCTAAATCGTTAATGATTTTGGANTCCTTGAATCTTGCATTTCGATATAAACACTCAAAGGCAGTAGATTTTGCTACTGACTATATGAGAACAGTCGAGAGCCTGCAAAAATCTTATAAAACTAAAAAACTTATAATTGCAGGCGATATGGGCTCAAGTTCATATCGTAAAGCAATTTATCCGCTTTATAAACAGAATCGTAAAGATAAATACGCAAACCAAACTGAAGAAGAACAACAAGAGTTTGAAGAATTCTTTGCAGAAGTACAAAAGATTTTATCTATGTACGAAGAAGAAGGCAAGTTTCCTGTAGTTCGTTTTCAGGGAGTTGAAGCAGACGATATTGCAGCTTACATAGTAGCAAAACGCAAGCGTTATGAGTTAGACCAGATCTGGCTAGTATCCTCCGATAAGGATTGGGATTTGCTAGTTCAACCTAAAGTATCAAGATTTAGTTATGTCACCAGAAAAGAAATCACAGTTGATAACTGGAATGACCATTATGATTTCCAGCCCGAAGACTATATTAGCATTAAATGTCTTACAGGCGATAGTGGTGATAATGTTATTGGGGTGCCTGGTATTGGACCTAAGCGAGCCGTGGGACTGGTTAATGAATACGGCAGTACTTACGATATTATTGCGAGTATTCCAATTAGTGGCAAGTATAAATACATCGAAGCCCTAAATCAATGTAAAGATCAATTAGAATTAAATTATAAATTAATGGATTTGGTTACCTTTTGTGAAGAAGCAATTGGTACTGAAAATTGTAAACAAATAGATGAAATCCTAGAACTTTATTTAAAATGAACAACTTTATGAATATTAATAGAACATGGGACTATGCTAGAGATTGTGAAATTAAGAACGAAATTTTCTGCTTAGTAGACAGTAAAGAATTTCTGCCACGTCGTGCAAACTGCACAGATGCTGGTGCAGACCTAATGAGTAAAGAAGATTTGGAAATCTATCCTGGCGAACAAAAACTTGTTGGCACAGGAGTAGCAACAAAAATTCCAGAAGGCTATGCAGGCTTTGTATTTAATAGAAGCAGTCAGGGTAAAAAGGGAATTACTATCCCTCACTCAGTAGGCGTTATTGATGCAGATTATCGTGGAGAAATAAAAGTGCTTTTGAAAAATATTTCAGAAGATCCTTATAAAATTTCTCGTGGTGATAGAATTGCTCAACTGGTAATTATGCCAGTTTTACTACCTAAGTTTGTAGACGTTTGGAACGATACTGAACGTGGCACAGGTGGTTTTGGTAGTACAGGAACTTAAATAAAGGAAAATAAAATGTTAGAACTTAAATATAAAAAAGATGGTCATTACACACTAAAAGGTCTCACAGAGGATCATTTAATCACAATTAATACATTGGTATCTCATGTAAGATTAGGTCAAGGCACTGCGGGCTCACAAGCAGCCTATGAGCTTGGTGGCTTATTTGAAGATGAAGGTTTTGACCTCGATGAAATGGAATTAACGATTACTCGTGATATTCCTGAAGAAGATGTTAACTATATGTTTGATTTAACCTAAAATAATACTATGAACCGCTGGACTCTAACTATTCAAGAAGACCCCGATACAGGGGATGGTATACTAGAATTTCCTACCGATCTTTTACAGTCTACTGGCTGGAAAGAAGGAGATAAACTAGAATGGACAGATCTAGGTAATGGTTCATGGTCTTTACATAAGCAAGAGATGGATCTTGTTTTAGTAGAGTGTGTAAATCAGTTTCGTATAAGATATTTAGTAGAAGTGCCAAAAGGCAAACAAGAATGGGCATTAGATA